GTCGATGCAGTTGCTCTGCCCGTAGACGATGTACTCGCTGTGCCGCTGCTCATCGGTGCCGATGTCGTCCATGGTGATGACGTTATGGCCGCGCACGATGGCGCCCTTGAAGCGGTTCTTGCCGGCCTTCGTGAGCAGCAGCTGCCCGGCGTTGTCGCGGGTCACCAGCACGCCGCGCAGGCGGGCCGCCCGGGACAGTGCATCGACCACCGTTTCCCCGTGGTAGAGCTTGAAGTCCTGGATGGCCGCACCGATGTCCGTGTCCACCTTCACCTCCAGGCCATACGGCGCGGCCAGGTCGCGCGCGATCCGCTCAAGCGTGGCGCCGCGCCACTGCCCACCCTTGTGGATGGCGGCAGCGTGCACCAGGTCGCCCGTGCGGTCGCGCCCGACGATGCGCATGCCGCAGTCGCCGCGCCGGTAGAACGCCCCGGCCGAGAGCACGTAGCCCGTGATCACGCGGGTCTCGCCGATCCATACCTCGATCTCGTCCTGCCGCTTGATGTCGGGCGGATTGCCCGGATCGAGGGACACCGGGATATTGAACGTGCCGCAGATCGCTTCGATGCTGCGCTCCACCTCGCTCTGCAGCCAGCCCACGAAGGTCTGCCCGTTCGCCTTCACGCGAATCTCCGCGAGGTCGGTTTCGCTGCGCTCGTAGCGCTCGCCTTGGGTTGCCATGTCAGGTGCGCCTCACAACGCGCAGGGGAACGCCCGGGGGCACGAGCAGCGGGTGCTTGATGTGGGGGTTGAGCCCCAGGATTTCGTCCGCGTAAGCCGCCGTCCCGAACAGGAAGTAGCTGATGTACCAGACCGGCTGCCAGGCGGTCGGCGTGTACGTCGTCAGACGCACCAGGTCGCGCGTGCGGGCCTGCAAGTCCTTCAGGGCGGCCGTGTGCATCGCGGCCACGGCATCGTGCCAGGCCGTCGCGGGCAGCGCGGCTGGGGCGGCGCTGGCCGAGCTGGCGAGCAGCAGCCGGGTGCACTGCTTATGCACAGCACTGCGCATCGCCAGGCCCGAGTCGTAGTCCGCAATCTCCACCTCGGTGCCCGCGCGCACGTAGGCCGCGACGGCGAGCGTCTCGATGAACCGGTCGCTGATCGCCATCAGGCGGTCCAGATCGGCGCGCGCGGCGGTGCTGCCGCCCAACGCATCGACCTTCGAGCTGCCGAACATGACCAGGCCGGCCCCCACAGCGGGCATAACCGAGACTTCGGCATCGGTTCGAGGCACGGTAGCCCCCATGTCGAAAAGCCCGTTAAACGCCGTTTGAAAGATCGCGGCCTGGGCGGGCTCCTGGTCGGCCGGCATCGTGAACAGTGCGCTGATGCCAGCCGCCAGCTCGGCCGGCTTCGAGAGCAGCGCGTCGAAGTTCTGGCGCAAGATCTGATACTGGCCGATCAGGTCGTTGGCGAAGTCGCCCAGCGGGCCGATCACCGGCCCGATCTGCGCCCAGATCGCGTCGATGCTGTCGAACAGGCGGGAGCTGACGCGCTCGCCCACCCAGCCGGCCGCGCTGTCCAGCTCGAAGTTCGCGGCGAAGTCGTCTTCGGCCGCTTCCACCGCATCCTCGGCCGCGTCGTCGGCCTCGCTCTCGGTGTTCTCGACGCCAGCCGGGTAGCGCCGCGACTCGGCGCGCACGAACGACAGGTCGAAGCGGGCAATGCCGCCTTCCTCGACCAGGTTCTCTTTGATCGGAAACTTGCCGTTGACATAGACACGGATGGAGCCCGCCGTCGGGTGCACCAGGATGCCTTCGCCGCTGAGCACGTCGCGCAGCGCCTCGCGCTGCTCGATGTAGTCGTCGCCGATCACGTAGGCGCTGAACTTGATTTCCTCGGCGGCCTCGCCCATGCGGAAGACCGTGGGCAAGTCCTGGAACGGGTACTCGCGCAGCACCACGTTGTCGCCGGCCGTCACCTCGATGGTGTGCACCTGGAAGGGCACGCCCCGGAACGAGGCTGGCAACAGGTTGTCGATCCAGCTCATTTCCTGAAGCCTCCCGGGTTGGTGCCGCCCGCGTCGATCTTGACGAGGGACGGCTGCTGGGTGACCGTAGGCAGAGCGAGGACGCGCTCATCGCTCACGCGGATGTCGAGCGAGATGCGGCCGTCGCCGACCTTGACCTCTGTCGTCTTGCCGGCCGGGAGCGGCGCGGAGGTGCCTACGCCTGGGGCCGTCAGCGTCAGGAGGTCCATCTGAGGCACGCCCAGGCCACTCGGGAACCGCGTGCCGAACGACAGAGGCGCTGGTGCCGTGGCGCTGTCGCTGCTTGCGCCTGGCACCCGGTCAAGTCGCCTCGGATCGTCGAACCCTCGACCGCGATAGCCGGCCTTCTCGCGATCCATCGCATACAGCTTGGCAATGTCTTCGTCGCTGGGGCCGGTGAGCAGTTCCAGCAGCATGAGCGGATTGAGCGCAGATGCGCCACGAGCGAGCATGCTTGCCTTCGAGACATTCGCCGCAGTAGCCGAGAGCGCGGACGCGGTGGGAGCTGCTTCGACTGCAGCGACGGTAGCGGGCTGCGCACCTCCGAGGACCAACTTCTTAAGAAAGCCCACACCCATCCGCCCCCCCAGATACAGGCTGCTGAGTGCAGCGCCCGCCAGTCCGGCCGTTCCTGTGGTTGGATTGTTCTCGAAGAACGTTTGAAGGGGGCCACTCACAAACTCAGCGGCGCGATCCATGACCGGCTTCGACTTCTCTCCGAACTGCTGGGCGATCTGCGCACGCACGTTCTCGATGGTTCCGCCCAGCGCTTCCAGCTTGGCCGCGAACGTTGTCATCTTCAGGTCGATGCGGTCGTCAAGGCTGGCTTGGCTGTCAATGGTGCCCAGTGCCTTGTCGTAGCCTGCAACGCCCGCATCCGCGAGTCGCAGCGCAGGCCGGCCGGCTTCCACACCGAAGATTCTGTTCGACACCTTCAACTTGTCCAGAGTCGAAAGCCCTCTGAGCTTCTCCAACTGAGCGACCATGTTCCTGTTGCCAGCCCATTCGCCCTTGTCGTCGAAGAACTGCATCTGGATTCCGTGCTCTGACAGAAGCGCCTTGACTTCCTTCGCCTCTTTGCTCTTGCGCCCCAGTCGCGAGTCGATCTGCGCCGTTCGCACCAGCATCTGCGAGTAGTTCGTGCCAAAGCTGGAGGCCTCTAGACCGACCTGGGCCGCAAGACCTTGAATCGCCAAGAGCTCCTTCATCTTCTCGACGCCAGTGAGCTTCATCGAGTTGTACGTCGGGGCGGCGTACTTCGCGACTTCGAGGTAGTCGCTCGGCGTGATACCGAACCCGTATCGACCACGCTGCATCAGGTCGGCGGCCGGCACCAGCTCGTCATCCTGGAGCCCGTGCGCCTCTCGCACTTTCGCAATAGTCGTGGCCGCCTGGTACTGATCCATGCCGACGAGGGCGCCAAAGTAGCTCGCCCCCTTCAAACCGCCGTTGGCGATCACGCTGGTCGGAACGCCCTGCTCGATCAGCGCCCGAGCTGCGAGCATGAAGTCCTTGGTGCCTCCGGGCAATTTCTCTCCCAACTTCTTCGCCTCGGCAGCGATGGCATCGAAGTCCTTGGAGACCGCACCGGTCGAGTCGATCATCGCCACTCGCAGGTCGGTGGTTGCAGACTCAAGGTTGCTGTAGTCGCGGACAAAAGGCGCCACCGTGTGCTTCGTGGCGTAGTAGCCGCCCGCTGCCGCAGCGGCCACCTCAGGCGCACGTTCGATGCCACGGGCCAGCACTCCACGCACACCGCCACTCGTCAAGGTTCGGTTCAGCCGTGCCGCACGGTCCTCGGCCTGACCGATAGAGGTCGCGAGCTGGCGCATGTAGTTGGCCTGGCGCTCGGTGCTTGTGTTGCGACCAACCCGGTCAATGACGCGGTCCAAGGCGGTGAACTTGTTGCTGGCACCCGTGATGGCCGTCTGCAACTCGCCCGCGTTCTTCGTCGTCTTGGCGCTCAGAGCATTCCAGTCCGTGAGCTTGTTGTTCGTGCCCGTGATGGCACCCGTCATCACCTTCTGCGCCGCCTCAAGCGCCTTCGCTTCGGCCTGCGCCTTGGCCCCGATGTTGGAGACCAGGTCGATGAAGTACCGCAGCTTGAGTTCGCGCATGGTGGGCTACTTCGCCTTCCTTAACTCGGCGTCAAGAAACCGAAGGCGCGACAGCGGCAGCGCCTCCAACGAAATCGGCGAGCAGTGCAGGGCCAGACTCAGGCGAAGCAGCAGCCGCTCCCACGCCTGCAGCCTGGCCCACGGGCTGTGGGGATTCGGTGGCCTGCTCGGCGGGCTTGCCCCCGACGATGTCGTTGAACTGCTCGGGAGTGATGTTCCCGTAGCGCACTTCGGCCGCGAGCGTGATGAGGGCAATGCGCTGCTCGATCAGCCCCATGTCGTGCGTGCTGAGCTTGCCGACCAGGTTGAGGTCAATCGCAGCCGCGGGGATGGTGAAGCCGTCGCACACGAAGGCCTCGATGTGCTGCGCGTTCAGCGCGAGCTTGAAGTCCGCTTCGCTGATCAGCAGGCGAGGTGCGCCGCGATATTCGACAACGCGCTCGGCCTGGCGTACCGCGATGCGCTCTTCGGCCACCCCCGTCTCCCGCAGGCGGACGACCTTGTAGCGCAGCTCCTTGCCGTCCATGGTGGCCTTGAGGCCGTCTACCAGGATGAGTTTGAACAGGTCGTCAATGCCGACCTGGGCGAGTGTGGCGGTGGTGGTTTGTTCCATGCCATCGAGTCTCGCGACGATGGCCCGTCAGGTCATGGTGAAACGCTTCACCAAAGAGAAGGGCCGGCAATGCCGGCCCTTCTGTTCAGTTGGTATGCGAACCTAGTCGTCTTTGGTGCTCATGTGCCAGCACCAGCTACACAGTCCGCCGTTGTCCGCCGCCGCGTATTGCTCCGACCAAGGAATGTTGCATCCTCCCCGCTGGCACGTTTCAGTGATGTGGGGACTTATCGTCTGCTCGAAGACATAGGCCTGTTTTTCACTCAGCACGCCAGGCCCCTGCGCGATCACCAATTTCGCGATCCCAAGCCCGGGACCCTCTAGCTCATGGTGATTGATCAGCTCCTGGAGGAATCCCTTGGCTTCATCGTCGTTGAACCGCGCCGAGAAACTCATGTTTGCACCTGTAGCCATGCTCACTCCTTTGGTTTTGGCCCGAGCACTGTAGCCAACCCTGGCCTTGGGCGCCACACACGAAAAAGGGGCCGGTCAGTGCCGGCCCCTTGAATCGTCCGCTGTCGCGGCGTTGAGCTACCCGAGCGCTACAGCCACTGCACGCCCGACAGCACGTTGAACGTGATGTCCACCGACCCCGTGCCGATCTCGCCCATGGACGCAAACGCGCAGTTGTTCATCAGCGCACGCCGCCCGGTCTTCGAGTCGCGCGCCGCGATCTGCGCGCCGGCCACGTTGGCGAAGCTCTCCGGGTCGGCGTTGGGGCCGAACTGGAGCTTGCACTTGAGCGTGGTCGGCACGCGCTTGCGCTTGGTGAAGTCGCTGCCTTTCGCGCTCACCACCGTCTCGTTTTCGAAGCGCGCCGCGCCCGTCAGCGTGCCAGTGCCATCCTCGAAGGCCAGGGGCGCGCCGCCGACCGAGATGGTGTCGATGTGGAACAGAAATTCGTCGGTCCCTGCCATGTCTTTCTCCTGAAGTTGATGTGTTGAGGGTCAGCCCGTCAGACCTGGCCGGCGACGGGGAAGCTGGTGACTTCGGTCTGGTAGTGCTGGGTCACGATCACCGGCTCGTCGCGAATCTTCAGCTTGCCGTTCGGGCCGTCCACTTCCACGAGCAGCGCCTCCTTGTAGTAGGCGAGGTTCTGCACCAGGGCCACCTGCATCAGCAGGTCGTAGATGCCGAGCATGATTTCCTCGCCCAGCTCCTTCGTCATGAGCTTGTCCTGACCGGGGATCGGCTCGGTCACGTACTGAGCGATCTTGTAGCCCCGGTACTTGGTCTGGAACTCGGTGATCACGAACCACCGGTAGTAGCTCATGGTCTTGATCCAGCACAGCTCCGCCATGCTGCGGTCGGGCGCGCCGGCCCGGTTCATCGTGTAGTTGGTTACCAAGCGCAGCAGGCTGCCCGTCGAGTCCTGCGCGATCTGCAGCGGCGAGCCGCCCATCGTCAGCAGGTTGTTGAGCTGGGGCACCTGCCAGTGATCGCCCTGGCGCGGGCCGAGATAGCCATTGAGCACCACGTCGGTCTGCGGCAGCGCCGGGTCGATGGCCGCCAGGCTCTCGATGGCGGC